CCAAGGGCTCGTCCTGATGCAAGTGCTTCGTTGGCCCATTGCACAGAATATGGATGTTCAGGTAGATATATTATGTAACCTTTAGGATTTTTCATTTTTTTTTGCTTTCATTTTGAAGAAATTCTAAATTTCTTTTCAGATTATTTGTATTTCTTCTGTCTTTATGAAATTTTAGTTTCTGTTTGTCTGTAAACCAATTATATTTTAAATTTTTATATCTTGTTCCGTATTTTTTCGTGCCTTTGGCTGTGCTAAAAATTTCTCCACCTGATTTTAGTCCCCAACTGTTCCATGCATACGGAATTTCATTTATAGGAGTGCCGTCCCAATTATCAAAAATTTGTTTCAGTACGTGTTGGTCCACGAACCAATAAATTGGTCTTTGGAAAGCCATAATCATTTGTTGTGCTAGATGTTTCTTAAATCTGTCACCTTCATTACCTATACCAGGACTAATACAACTCGCAATGTAAACGTTTCTATCCTTTGGTTTACGCATGGCGCTAGGTGTCTTTGTGATTCTTTGATAATGATGCAAGGCAAAAGTTACTCTACACAGTCCATCTGCGTCTAATTGTAAGACGTGCTGATGCGTATCAAACAATTTATCCATAATCATAAATCTTCTACTGGACCAATAAATTTTTTGCTTAAATTCATCGTGTTGTCTTGTGTTACAAATTTCCATACCACGTCCAAACAAAGAATTTTTTGTATCTAATCTAAATTGATCATAAAAATCTTTTGGATGTCTTTCAAATGTATATGTAATGCCAGGGTCTGAAATATAATGTTTGGGATTGTGTTCATCTTGCTCGTAAATCAAATGAACGTGTACGTGTACCTGATGATGATTGAAATGTAAGGTGCTTTTTGCCAAGTATTGTCCATATTCGGCCCAATATTTTGGATCACAACTAAAGTAAATTATATTTTGTTTGTTTATAGGCAAGTCGCCTTCAATTGATAAATTATCAAACGTCATTTTTCCATCTCTTAGGTCTACAAAAACTATTTTTACTTCTTTTTTTACTTTCCATCCAATATCTAGGATTAATTCTACAAAAAGTAGTTAATGTGTATCGCAAATCTATTGCTGTGCTGTTCATTGCTAAATCAGGACTCATAGCACCAACGTTCCAAACCCAATCGACCATTTTTATTGCACCTAGAGGTTTAATGATGTATGCGTGTGAACCCTTTATGTGTGTTTTATTGTAAAGTTCGTGTCCTGACAATCTTGGCAATGTACGACACCACTGTTTCACAGCATCACCCTGATAAGTTTTTGTATAATCTTCATAATTTGTCACTTTTCTACTTGCAAAGTCTAAATGTAGCACGTCTTCAAATTTATCTAATAAATTTTCTGGAATCTCACGTAAAACAATGGCATCATGCTCAAATATCATCATAGGTTTAGCACTTGCAATACATTTCTTCCATAATCTATAATGGGATAGCAAACAACCTTTTAAACCTGGATTGATTTCTTTTCTTTTTTGCCCTTTTTTAAAAACTTTTAAGTCTTGTTCAATAAAATGCTTTTCAACGTCGTCACCCCATGTAGCAGGAAAAGTTTCGGGTTGAATTCCGAATTTATTTGCAGAATCTATACATTCTTGAGCCAAGTTTTCACTCATTCCTTCTCCAATCATGGTTATTACGTAGGTAGGAATATTCATTTTTAATATTTATTGGATGTATTTTTGGGTAGTGCTTATATAGAAGCGTCTTCCATTCCAGCAACTCTTAATTTAACAATGTTTGTTATCTGCCATTGTTTTTGGTCAAGTCCTTTTGTAATACCTAACCATTTGTTTCTTAAAAGTGCAAATTCGTTAATTATTTTTTCATAATCTACAACATCTGCTTCACCGTCGACATATTTTTCAACATCTCTGCTAGAAAGTGCTCTTTGATAATTTTCTAAATATTTCTTGAAGTGTTTGCTTCTTAATCTACGTAATTCGATATTCATATATTGTAATATCGCTTCAATTTCTTGTAATTGATTAAATCTTTGTTCAACAATACCAGGCATATCGGCAGATGCCTTTTCAACGTTGCCTCTAATACGACACTCTGCCTTTGCTGATTCTAATTCAGCCTCATAGTGTTTGATTGCTTCTGGTATTGCACTGATATCTTTTGCTATTTTTTGATACCAACCAGCCATTAGTAGTCCTCTTGTTCTTCGTCGATATCTAAAAAGTATTGTATCGCTTTATCTAAATCGTCATCTGCACCTAAGGCGTCTTTTAGGTCATCATCTTCGACGCCATGGTCAGCCAATAAGTCTACAAACTTTTCTGCAATCAAATCCATCGGTTGTTTCCGATCAATGTATTCTTTGAAAAAGTTCCAAAGTTCTACAATTTGTGATCCTGATAACATCTTACTCCTCTTCTGTAGTAGTTTCTTGTACTTCAGCAGGTTCCAAATTACTAAAGTCTTTCATCACATTGTCTAGTAATTCACCACCCTGTTCCCAAACTCTTCTATATTCTTTGTGTTCCGTTTTTTTGGAATCCACATATTTAAGTCTGTTGCCGTCTTTACTTAAGATGCCTTTTTTCTCAAACAAGTCTACAAGTCCACTGTAAGGATTCATTCCAGTTTCATATGGAATCTTGACTTGCACACCTTCAAAAGGTTTGTTGAATCTTGTCTTCATCACTTTACAAGCCGCTCTAATACCTTTTACATCAGTTGTTTTATTGCCATCTTCATCTTCTTTTAATTTTAATTTACGCATAGCAACCACAATACTTGATGCATATATAAATCCTTGTCCACCTGATATCTTATCATCTGGATCGAACATATCTTGCGATGCGTATGTGTGGTTTGTTGCAACAAGTCCTACGTTGTGACTACCAAACATATTCACACAGTTTCTTACAAGTGCCGTAAGTGCCTTAGGTTTTCTACCCATGTCACCTTTCATATCACCTTTTCCAAACTGATCAACATCTGTTGGAGTCAACAACATACCTAAAGAATCTATTACAAATAATACTTTTGGTCTATCGTCTTCGCTCATTGCTCTATAATCTGCCATAAATGTTGATACAGTTTTTGCAACATCATCAATCATTGACATATTAAGTTTTAATAATTTTTTCTCATCTGTGTCTACGCCTAATGCGTGTAACCATCCCTCATCTAATGCGTTTTCAGAATCTATTAGTACAACAAATATACCTTGATCCTGTGCCGCCTTTACAATGTTACCTGCACAAATATAAGATTTACCTGAACCAGACTCTCCTGCAAACACAGTCACTTTGCCTAGAGGTATACCTTTATTGAAGTCTCCACTCACTAGATAGTTGAGTGCATAATTTCCTGTCGAAATCCAATCTGTTGGATCATGAAATCCAGAACTCATACCAGTAATGGACTTTGTTAGTGTCTTTCTAAATTTGCTTACGTCGAATGCCTTTACCATTTTATTTTCCCTTTGTTAGGGGATCCTGTTTTAGCAGGACCCCCAATGTGCTTTACTTTTGTTGTCTTGCTCTAATCATCGCCAAGATGTCTTCAGCCTTACTTCCTGATTTATTATCAGTTGTTGTAGCCGCAGGCGTCTCTTGAGTTTTAGTTTCAGCAACTGGTGTTGACTTCACTTCCGGAGCAGGAGTTTCTGCTTTCGGAGTTACTGGATCACCTGTTCTTGCACTAACACCTGCTGGTCTGAAGTATTGACCAAATTTGTCTTGATCATATGCTTCACCATCAACTGATGCCTCAAACATTTCTTTGATTACTTTTACATCAACTTCTGATGGCTTTTTAGGAAGGAAACCATTCAAGTCAAATAGACCGTTAGTTTCAATCGCTTTATTTTCATCTTCAGTTAAAGGTCTTGATTTTCTCGACCATGTAGATGTTGAGTAATCTGCGTATCCGCCTTTACTTGTTTTGATTATTCTGAAGTCTACTCCGTTTGTAGAATCAGTTGGAAGGTCTTCCATATCTGGATCCATCAATGCTCCTTTAATTATTTGGAATATTTGTGGACCAATTATGAATCTTCTAATTGGATTCTCTGGAGTGTTTTCTTCGTTTAGTGGATCATCTTTCACAAAACCTTGGAAGATGTAACTTCTTTTCTTCCAATATTTTCTTCCCATGTCCTCTAACTTAGGATCTTTGAACCAACCTCTGACTTCAGATAGTATTGGACAAGTTTCTCCATACATTTCCATACATGGAACTTGAACTTGTACTGGTCTTGAATCCGTGTCACCTTTTATACCTGCGAAAGGTAGTTTGATCATTAAACGTTCTTTCCAGAAAAAAGTGTTGTCCTTATCTCCATCTGGCAGGAATCTTACAGTTGCCTGCTCTCCCTCTTTTAGATTCCAGAATGGATAAATGGCGTTGTCTCCGCCTGTTCTTGAAGAGCCACCTGATTTAACTTCTTGATCTTTCAGTTTCGCTCTTATTTCTGCTAGTGTTGCCATAATGTTTAGCCTCCTATATTGCCTATTATTATTATGTGCCTTATTGTTAATATAGCACAGACAAGCATACTTGTCAATATATACTAACAAAACTATTTAGTCAATCGGAAATGGTAAAATTAATTACTGGACGCCTGCCAATTTTTTGATTTTTTCTATCTCTTGGTCTTTGCCAGCAGTCATTTTGTGAATTGCCTCTTGGGCAGTTCTGATGTGTGCATCTCCAAATTTCTTTTCAACAGCAGTTAGGATTGCTGTCTCGCCTTTTGGAAATTGATTTGATGTGTAGTCAAAGAAACTTTTTATAAATTCTTGTACGTCTTCTTCTGATGCATTTGGCATTTCTGGTTTTGGTGCTTCGTCTTTTTCAAACTTGCTTCGTAAATGATCAAGTTTTGCTTGGAAATCGTCTGATTTCAAATATGCTGAAAAACTTCCATATTCTTCTTTTTCTTCTTTAGACATATTGTTCCATTGGTCAAGTGCTATCTCTTTTGATTCATCACCATACTGTGGATTTCCTTCTGGGTCTACCATTGCTTCTTTTTCTTTTGAACCATATCTTAATTCATCAAAATTTGCGTGTAAATATTTCATTGCCGCGTTGGCTTTATCAAATTTTTGTACAGACTTACCATCTTTATCTAATACATCATACACCATCTTGCCATCGTCACCTTTGTACATTGAAACATAAGGTTTGATGTCTTCAAATGTTATTGCTTCTTTTTCAACAAAATGTTTCACAACATCCTGTACTATGTTGGCACTATCTTCTATGTTTGGTTTACCTGTGATGTCTACAATTTCATCAAACATTGCTTTTGTGATTGGCATCTTGTTCATTAATTCTTCTTGATCCATTTCAGTTTCAGCATCGCTATCGTCATTGTCCATGCCCATTTCTTTTGAAACTTTCATATATTCGTCGGCATTGTAAGCATCTGTGCCTATGCCTGAGTCTAGAGCATAATCTAAATAACCTTCCGGCATTGTGTTGCCATTGCCACCTTCGTATTTTGAATACTTGTCCCACCATGCTTGAACTTTTTCTTTCAGTTCTGGAGTTATTTCTACTCCTGACCTTTTGCCTTTTTCTTCAGTTTTCATATCACCTGTTTCAATTCTAGAAGCAAGTTGCGGGTCTTTTGATTTGATGTAATCCATTATCATTGGACGCATACACATATCGCTATCTTCTTCAGCCGCTTTTTCTATCGCATTGTTAAAATCTTCGTCGTCGATGATGCCTTGCAAACTTTCAATACCATTTGTGCCGTTTACACCTACTGGAAAATGTTTTTGCATCAATTGATTTAATTTTTCAACTGCTTCGTTTTGCTCTTCTGGATCTTGTGAAAATAAAGCATTGCCTTCGTCAACTATTTGCTCCATTGCATCTTCGAAATCATCAAATACATTTGCAATTGACTCAATCATGCCACCTAAAACTTTTTCAACTTCT